CTTGTAATTGACCCAAAAACAAACGTTGCTAACTTCAAAGACATCAAAATGGAAATGACTATCGGTGATGGCACGGGTGTTTTTCAAAGTGCAACAATCACAGATTACAATCCATTGCTACAAGAAGAAGATGGTGACAAGATTGAAGCTATCACAGACCCAACAGATGGTAAGCTACTAAATGACTTGGGTGATGTTACAGCGGCAAAAGGTGTTAACTATGTTTTGTTCTGGAATACAGAAACAGGTCGTTGGGAAGCAAAGTCATTCAACGCTCTACTAAATGAAACAGGTGCTACTTACGATGGTGGTGCAGGTGGTAGTGGTGGTTCTGGCGGTAGTGGTGGATCAGGTGGACTAGGCGGAACTGGTGGTGGTGCTACTAGTGATACTGCAAAAACTTACACACAATGGAACCCACCAGCAACTCATATAGAAACAACTGGCACACTAAAAACGACAACAACTATAACATCACCGACAGGTGCTGGAGCGGCTGTTGTAAGTGGCAAAGGTGCGCCTCTACGTAGACTAGATCAAACAACACCATACTTTACAACAGACATTGACTTTGCAGATGTAGATGAAACAGTAGACACAATTGACTTAACAACATTCTTCCCAGAAGGTATCTACAAAGAACTTACAACAGTATCTACAGTAGTAGATGGAACAATAACTCTATGTGGCACAGAACGTCCAATCACTGGCAGTGGTGATTTAAATTGTTTAACACCAAATGTAGAACTTGCACCAGATGGTCAAACATCAACAACTAAGACACGTGCAAATGGTTCAGTTACAGTTTATTATGTTTTAACGACAACTCTATGTGGTCGTGAGTTTATTCTAGATGAAAGTAGCTACACTATTTCACATCTAAAGAATGGTGGTTACAAGCACACTAAAAGTTTAGCTCCAATGTCTATGAATGCAGGTAGCGGATCACGTGAAGATGGATCACAACAGATTGGTTCTATCTCAGGTGCAAACGATTGTAACGCAACAGCATTAGATGACTTTAACTTTCAAGATTACACACTATCAGATTATCTAACAACTTACCCAGATCAAATACTTAAAGCGGCAAACACTGTTAAAGTATATGCTTGGTTCGATAATAAGTCAGATGACGAATACACAGTTTCTACGAATGCATACTTACATGCAGTAGAAGTAGTAAAACCACTAGATGACTTTGATGGGCTTTACAAGCAAGGCACATTAACTCAAAGTGCTTATCAGTTGTTTGAACCAGATCATGGCTTTAAAGCATTCATTGCAGATACAGAATCAGATGGCTTTGACTTAGATGACAAGCGTAGATACACACAAGCAATCACTGGTTCGTTTAGTGACACTAGCCCGCCAGAAGCATTAGTAGTTCAAGATGGATTAGCATCAACTGGTAGTTCTGGTGATGCAGGTTCAACAGGTAGTGACGGTGTAGATGGTTCAACTGGTAGTGCAGGGACAAGCGGAACAGTAACAGTTCCGAGCGTTCCAGATATTCCGTTTGCAGAAATGTCAAAAGACAGTGCATACAGTGGTGATGGTGTAGCAGATACAGTTACACTGCCAAGTTCAACAGTGACAAACGCAGATGCACTAGCAAGCAATACACTTAATATCTTAGTTGATAAAGGTTCATTAGATGTTGTGACAGTTCACCCACAAGTAAGCGCAATTGGTAGAAACACAAGTGCATTAACTCTTATTGGCACAGCGGCAAATCTACAAACAACATTAGACAGTGGCTTGAAGTTCTACAGCACAACAGCTACAACTGGTGACGTTACAATCACACATTACATCAGTTCTAGTGAAGGTAATTCAAGAACAACAAGAACAATTCGTCCACAAGCAGTAACGAATTATGAAGCACCAAGTTTCACATTTACAGTAATTGGAACAACAGGTAATTGTAATGTTAATGTCAGAGGCAAAAGCATTATGGATGAAGTCGTGGCAAGTGGGACAGTAGAACAAATAGCAACTGCAATTGCAGAAAAAATTAATGCATCAAACACACTTCCAGATTGGAAAGCAGAAACATTTGGTCAAGATGTAACAGTAACAGGACCGATTGGACTTGGTGCAAGTTACAATGGTGCAGTAGTTACTAACAGTTCATCATCGTCATTATCTACGACACTAGATAACACACCATCAACAAAAGTAGAAGGTGGCGTTTCACCAAGTCGTATCTCACAACCAAAGCAGTCTACAAAACAACTAAAAGGCAAGTTTATCCCAGCACTAGCATTTACAAATACGCTAGATGCAAGTGATGTTTCATTCTTTCAAGTTAAGTATCGCCCAGAGCAAGGCGATGGAGAAGCAACACTAAGTGAGATTGGTCTTTATGTTGCAGGTATGGCACAAATGGAAGAACCAAATCAATCTGATGGGCTAACTTTCGAACAATGGAAAACAGCAAATTACACATCGACAAAAGGATGGGCTTCAACGACAGGTTGGGTATTCTTTGATTATCTAACTAATACACGTTACGGACTTGGTAATGACATTATTCTTAATGATGCACAAAAAGAACAACTTTACAAAGATATCTTTAGATCAGCACAGTGGGGAATTCACCATCCTACAGGCGATCCTGAAATCGCAGCAAGCGTATTTCACGGTATCTTCTTCGGTGCAGAATCTAAGTTCGAAGCATTACAGAAAATCGCAGACAGAATGTTTGCAAAGTTTGTATATCTAAATGGTAATCCAAGACTGATATTTGATGCAAACTCATATGCGTGGACAAGTGGTTCATATACTCATGTTCCAGAAATTAAGAAAATAGTCAATCAAACAAATGCGGCAGATATGATCTATCAGAGTGGGTCAATCGATAACATCTTTAACGTAATTAATGTTAAGTTTAACAATCCTGCAAACTATTTCAGAACAGAAGAAGTTCAATATAGAAATAGTGCAAGTATAACAAAATACGGTGAGCGTGAAACAAACATCGAATTACTTGGTTGCACAAATAAACAAGCGGCTCTATGGCATGGTGCTTGGATGTATGAAACAGAAGCATCTAACAGTGAAACAGTTACATATATCGCAGGTTGGGATCATTACGATGTTTTGCCGGGCGATTTAATTCACATCAATGACGGACTAAGAGTAGACTCAACAACAATTGGTGGACGTGTTGTATCTGACAATGGTGATGGCACAGTAACGCTAGACAGAGATGCTGGAACAGGTTTAATCGCAATCACAGATTCACTTGGTAACGTGGTTACTGGAACAGTAAACGGGACAACTGCAACAATTTCTACAACTAATTCGGAAGGTGTAGATTTGAATGGTGATAATATTGACGATATAACATTCACGGCAGACTTCGCAAACGATGCAGTATGGAACAAATACTCTGGAACACTAGTAGCAAACTATCGTGTAGTCGCAATTGAAGAGTCAGAAGACGGGATTTATGCTGTGACAGCACAGAAACATGACCCCGATAAATACACTAGAATATGGGCAAACACAGTCTAAACGGAGATATTAATGGCATTACCTAAAGAAATACCGTATGTGCCATTTGAGGAAACTAGCTTTGGTTATGGTTCAACAGAACTAGCAACTAATTACGCTACAGAATTCCCAAATGGCGATGACATCGTAAAAATTATAATCGAACACTCAAGCGGCAACTGGGACACAACTGGTCATTTGTCAACTCCAAGTAGCGGGACAGCAGTAGCAGTATACAATGCGGCTTATGCACAACTTACAATCAAAGGCGAGCGTGATGACGTTGATGTAGTTCTTGCAGAATTAAGTTTCTTTCCAGCAGACAAAGAAGAAACAAGAACTTGGGACCCAACAGAAGAATCACACGCTCTAAAAGCCAATCAAACAACTGGTATCTACTCAGACGAAGAACCGCCAGCAATTGGCGATACTGTATTTTCAATAAGAGCATATAATTCCAGTGATGTTGAGCAGGTAGCAGGCAATGTTACATTCGAAGTTACAGAAGCAGTGTTTGGTAATCAACGCCCATACTGGACAGTTGTCCCACAAACAGAAGATTTAACTTCAGCCGCGCACGGAACTGTAGCAGGTGGTCTAGTAGATTTCGGGACTATCTCACACGGTAGTGATACAGAAAACGTGCAAGTAAAATGTGAGTTTAGACATTACGGGTTTTCAAATTATACAACTGGTAATTTAGGCACGTTCACACTAGATGACGGCATCTATATTGGTGACAAAAAACCATCAACTACAAACAACACAGATAGCCGTTTTAACTTTACTGGTTCAGTATCAGAAGCACAAGCATTCTTAGATAATGTTCGTTATTATGATTCAGACAATGCAAAAACGTTTGACATGTTCTTGACAATCTCAGATGGTGTTGTTGGCTCATACGCAACAAAGACAGTTTACTTTAGTAGTAATGTTTTAACAGTTTCAACTGTTCCAGATGTCCATTATGTAGAAGATGATAATCCAGCATATTGGGATTTCGGTAATTTAAACTTTAATTATGCTAACATGCCAGAAGTAAATACATTCACAGCGACAATTACACTAGACGCAACTGGTCGTGCGAATTGTTCTACGTTTGATACATCTATCACAGTTGACACAGATTCATACGATAGCGGAACTGGTGTTCTTACAATAACTGATGACAATATCCTTGTATTAACAGCTGCACTAAGAAACTTACGATTTACACCAGTAGCAGATTTTAATTCAGCATTTACAATGACTGTTGATTTTACATTTTCTAACCCAACTGTTGGTTCAAGCTATTCAGCGGCACAACAAACTTTAAATGTAACGGCAGAAGAAAAATCAGAAGTTTCAAATTTAACAACTACGCACACTTGGACAGAAGATCAATGGTATGACTTCCCAGTAACAAATATTCCACAAATTATTCATGGTCGCAATGATGATTTTGATATTGTGTTTACACTAAGTGACACGAATGCAGGTGTTCTTTGGAGACACGGAAACGATGGGTTTTACAGAGTTTTCGGTAGTGGTTACAAACTAAGTGGAACACGTGACGAAGTTAACGCGGCACTAACACTTCTTTATTTTACACCAACAGCAGATTATGATTCAGACTTTACAATCTCATTTACAGTAGACAGAACAAGTGGCGATTTGACAAACGAAACACAATCTGTAGGTTCAATGATTATGAACGCAATTGCTGTATCAGAGATTAGTTTTCCTCTAGTCCGCCCAGAGATTACTTGGAGAAATAACATATCTAATGATTTTGTAAGTGGATTGCAGATTACAGACACAGCAGATACAATTGCTGGTTCTCCAATATTTGAATCAACTTACACTGTCAGAATGTTACTAAGACAACTTGTGAATGCATTTTCAGGTGTGCAAATGGAAACTGGTGTTTTAAAAATAAACAATGATTATATAGAATTACTAGATACAGTAACAGGCAATTATTCAAACTTTCTAACAATTACGGGCAGTAAAGATGTTGTAAACTTCGTATTAAGAAATCTAACATTTATTCCTGATCCATTGTATGCCGAAGACAACTCACATTATGTAGTATACGAAGTAACACGTGATGCAGATACTAAGATTATTCAGAATTATACCTCAAGTATTCTAACTTGGATAAGAGATGCTTTAATCAATCAAGACGGATATTCATATAATACACAACTGTTTGATTGGACAGAAGACACACCATTTGAGTTTGACAGTCAATTAAAAATTACTGAAACTCCAGCAGATAACGAAGATTATACATCAGCCAATGGATATGATGATTATTATGCTAGTAATTATCAAGTAAAAGTATTTGCAACATACGGCGCAGGTTCATTAGATATCGAAGAACTAAACTTTACATCTACAAATATCGGTGCCGCTACAATGACGGGTAGTGGGACATATTCAGATATGTTAACTATTACTGGTTCTAAAGCGGATTGTAATACTGCACTTGAAAATCTAAAAATGACACCAACATCACCAGACTTTACTGGTGTATCTGGAGAAACAAACTTTAGACTAGAAGCGTCTATTAAAAGACTGAATGATGGTGTCTTTATACACAATAGATCACACCCAATATCTACATTTAACAATGCTACACAAGTAGATAATTATTTAGAAACTTGGACAAATGTAGAATACATCGAAGATATCCAAGCACAATACATCTTCTCACATCTCAGTAATTTTATTAACGATGGGGGCGGAGATTTGTTTCCAACTGCCACATATGATGTAAGTGTTAGACTTGCAAATGAAACAACTGGTAAATTTGAACCATACGTTGATGAAGGTTATTTACTAGATGACGAATTAAGCATCTTTGTAAATGATTATGAAGTTCGAATTGTTGGTTCTAAAGCAGATGTCAACACAGCAATTCAAAATCTTCAATTTACACCATATGCAGATGTTAACACAAATGTTGATATTCATTACACAAAGAAACGCACATATAACAACTCAACAGTGACACATGCAAATGATGTAGTTGTAACAACAATGATTGGCATTGATACTCCAGAATTTGTTTATGGGACTGCAAATAACAACATTCAGTATTTCGTAGCAGATGAATTCAGAAACGGCGTAGATACTACGAAAACAAGAGAAGATATTACTAATGATCTTGCAGACGTAGTTTTGACTCCAAAACAAATATCTACAAATCTTGGATTACCGTATGATGCTCCAATAACGGTAACTGATACATTTGAGGACACTGGTCCAAGTCTTTACAAAATTACGTTTGATGGCGGAACATTATTCACGCCACTAAACGCATCGTTAAACATCACAGACACAGGTTGGCAGACAAAAAGTGAATTAAATAATATTTTGAAAAACGGAATTTATCCAACAAATGTTATAGAATCGCACCCAGTTCCTGTAGATGAAAACGAAGTTCAATCAAATAACTTTACAGTAAATTCAGATGGCACAACACATGATGTGCAATACACTGTAAATTTTGAATTACATCGAAGAAGCGCAAGTGGCGTAGATGCAGTTATAAAAAGTGGTTCGTTAACATATCAATTTAAAACTGGATTGCAACTATGGTCATACGAACAAGTTATAAACTGGCCTGTATATAGTAATCAAGATTATTCTATAACAACTTCTTCAAGACGCTTAGATAAAAATTCACTTTATGGTGTTAAAAAATTAAATTTGTATTTCGGACAAGTTACTAAAGAAACTGATGGTTATTACATCGATACTAGCCCAGTATCTTGGGATGCTATTTCAGATAATTTAGAAGTCACAGATGGGATTGCGTCTAATCGTGCAGGAAATACTACACCATTATTTGATGTTCACTTCGCACTGTATCGTTACATTAACGAAGAACGAGAATCAATAACACAATCAGCAGAGTCTATATATCAAGTTGGTAATAGATTTATAATAGAACAGGCAACTAAAAGACCTCTTGGTGGTCAAGATTACAGTAGTTCTACTGGAAGATGGCTATTACCGATACAAATCGAAAGATCACACCTACAATTTGAAACAACGTTTGAATTGAAAGCGTGGACAGATTGGGGTGTTCAACTAAAACAAGGAAGTCCATCTGATCCTCTGATTTTGAGAAGTATATACGGACCAAATCCTGGTGACAGTTATGGTGGAAACATTAACAGATAACAACGGAGAAACACAATGACAATTTCAACAAGAGCAGGTAAAGGTTCTGCGTTGACCCACGCAGAATTAGATGCAAACTTCACAGATTTGGGTCTATCACACGGTGATACAACTATCGCATTGAGTGTAGATAGTGTTGCAGTTACAGGTAACGTAGCAAGCAAAACAACAACAGTTGGTGATTATGAAATCAGTAGCAATAACTATGCAGTTCATGGCTTTCAAGTAGATGGTGGTGATCAAGCATGGGCTGGCGTTATTCTTAAAGAACACAGTGGCTCAACTGGTAAACCAGTAGAGAGCCTAGCAAACCCAAGTTTCAGTTCAGTCATTACTGGTGGCACAGTTGCTTCACCAACAGCACTAGAAAGTGGCAAACGTCTAATGTCATTGTTTGGCGTGGGAACACTAGATGCAAGTGGAACAACACCAACATTCGCACCAGTTAATATCGTGATGGAAACAACAGAAACACAATCAGCAAGTTCTGTTGGTGGTAAGATTACATTCGAAACATCACCAAATGGCAGAGCAGAAACAACTCAAAGAACACAAACTCTAGAGTTACAAGATAACACTGTAACAATCAACACTGGTGGTAATGGCACACTTAAATCAGGTGGTATTCTAACACTTGATGATGCAGTAGTCGTTGAAGAAACACTAAACGTCAAAGGCAATGTTGATTTTGATGCAGACTTAAATGTTGATGGTGGTTTAACAGTAGATGGTTCAGTTACACTTGGTGATGCTACAGCAGACGCAATCGTTGTTAAGGGTGTTATGTCTTTTGCGGCAGGTCTTGGTGGTATTGCTATTCCATTACTAGACAGTGCATCAGCGGCATATCTAGACTCACAGGGTATTGTGACAAAAGGCGGTATTGCTCTTGTCACAGATGGTTCACGTGCAAACGTTCCAATGTTCTATGATGGTTCAGATTGGCGTTACATGTCAGATAGTGCAGTAATTTCATAACATAAATATCATTAACAACTCAGTTAATAGGTAGATTATGACTTGGAATAGAAGTAAAGAAATGAAGCAAGCATATATCGTA